GGATGGAGTCAATGTTCGTGAAGCTATTGAACTTTGTCAGAAAGCATATGCGAATGTATCTGTTTTTAGAAACTCCGTCGATATTATGTCAGAGTTTGCTAATTCAGATATTTATCTTGAAGGTGGTTCGCAAAAAAGTCGCGACTTCTTTAATCAGTGGCTGAATAAAATCAAAATTTGGAATCTTAAAGATCAATACTTCAGAGAATATTATCGCAGCGGAAACATCTTCTTGTATCGCGTTGATGCAGTTATGCAGGGCAATGAATACATTAAGTTGATTAATCAAATATCTGAAACTGGTAGCACGACTAATAAAATCCCAGTTCGCTATATTCTGCTAAATCCATTTGACATTGTAGCTAAAAGAGGTTCGAGCTTTGAAACTGGCGCATATGAGAAAATTCTTTCTGAGTATGAGTTGGCTCGCTTGCAGAATCCAGTATCAGAAGAAGACCAAGAAATCTTAAATGGTCTGCCAGAGTCTGTTCGTCAAGACATTCAGAAGGGTGCTTATTATCAAAATGGACTCAAGATAAAACTTGATCCCCAAAAGATTATCTTCTCTTTCTATAAGAAACAAGATTATGAACCATTTGCTATTCCATTTGGCTATCCAGTATTGGAAGATATTAACGCTAAAATGGAGTTGAAGAAAATGGATCAAGCAATTACGCGAACTGTTGAGAACGTGATTCTGCTTATTACTATGGGTGCAGAGCCTGATAAGGGTGGCATTAATCAAAAGAATTTGATCGCCATGCAAGGTCTCTTCAAGAACGAAAGCGTTGGTCGAGTTCTTGTTTCGGACTATACTACTAAAGCCGATTTCATTATCCCCGACCTCAATAAAGTTCTTGGTCCTGAAAAATATAAAGTTCTAAACGAAGACATTAAACAGGGACTCCAAAACATTGTTGTTGGAGAAGAAAAGTATAGCGCAACTGAAGTTAAAGCAGAGATCTTTTTGGAAAGACTAAAAGAATCGCGTAATGCATTCTTGAATGATTTCTTACAACCCGAAATTAAACGTATTGCTAAGGCTTTGGGTCTTCGCAAATATCCAACAGTGAAGTTCCGTGATATTGATATTAGAGATAAGACTCAATTGATGAGAGTTACTACTCGTTTGATGGAGCTTGGTATCATTACGCCACAACAAGGAATCGAAATGTTCCATACTGGAGAGTTTCCAAAAGCAGAAGATATTGCACCATCTCAAGATGAGTTTATTTCTCAAAGAAAGAATGGATTCTACAATCCAATTGTAGGCGGCGTTCCAACTATAGCTCCTCCTAGCGGAGAAGATGCTGCTGCTCCTGAGACTCCACAAATGGCAGGACGACCAGAAGGAACTACTGGCATTCCTTTGGCAGAAGCAAAAGTATCTATCAAAAACATCCAAGCTATTACTAAAAAAATAGAATCAGTCAGAGCTAATCTTGAAGACAATCTGAAAATTGAATGCTCATTAGCCGAACTAAATGATGTTCAAAGAACAATGCTAGACAAACTATGTGAATCCATTGTCGTTTCAAACGAAATAAATAATTGGGAAAACATAGCTCTTTCATGTGTAAAAAACTTCGACAATATCAATCAATTAAATACTTTGCCCGAAATTTTGAATGTGGCAGCAGAGTTTGAATTGGAAGACGATTATTCAGCAGCAATTTTATACCATTCCCAAAAAATCAAATGAACATTAATCCAGAAGACATTAAAGTGCCACTCGAAAAAACAGTGGAAATCAAAAACGGAGAAGCCCAAGTATCTCTCGCTAAAATGGCAGATAAGAAAGCGATAGTATATAAATCATTCATGAGCACATGTGCATCAGATGATAAAGCTCTCGTTGATACAACTGATATGGATGACGAGTCAACCATGAAAGCTTGTGCCATGCAATTTGATAAAATGCAATCCATGCTTATGGAAGAAAGTAAATCTGGTGAATTGACACCAGCTCAAAAGAAACTTCCACCCGCTCTTCAAAAAGCCATTCTTAAAAAAATGGATAAATCTTCCGATCCAGCTTCTCACGAAAATAAAGAAACCGAAGAAGAGGAGAAAATGGAAGAGGGAGAAGACTAATTTTCGATATGAAATATTTATACCGCTCTCAATTTACAGCCCCAATCATCTCCTGCAAGTCGGGAGATGAGTTTAATGTATCACAGGCTTCTTTATCGAATTTAAAAGATTTTTTACCTAAGGACATTGACTTCTCTCAGAACATTGATTTGCTTGGCGTTGCATTTAACGCAGCAGTAGTAAATCAATTTAATAAAAACGACGATGGAATTGGCGCTGCTCTTGCTAGCGAAGTAACAAAAAACTTCATTCATAAACCAACCAACATTGAACACAAAAAAGAAAACATTGTTGGTCATATTATCAGTGCTGGATTTAGCGAGTATAATAACACTAATAAGATTCTAACCGCTGAAGAAGTAAGCGGAATGACTGACCCATTCAATATTGCATTGGGCGCAGTTGTTTATAAACAAGTTAATAAAGATTTCGCAAATCTCATTGAACGCTCAGTAGATCCATCCGATACGATGTATCAGTCTATTTCTGCGAGTTGGGAAGTTGGATTTAGCCAATATGATATTGTTGTCGGCGGCAAGAATCTTAAAGATGGGGAGTTGATCGATGAAAAACATATGGAAGAATTCAAGCCTTTGCTTAAAGCTTACGGTGGACTTGGTTATACTAAAGATGGCACTAAAGTTTATAGACTTTTGAAAGGAGAAATTTTCCCACTTGGAATTGGTTTTACAACTAAACCAGCAGCAGATGTTAAAGGTTTATATTCAGAACAAAAACCTAACCGAACATTTAATATAAACGACAAAAGAGACGCGAAAACGTATTTTGATGTAAAAAACAATAAAATTTTGAAAAAAAACGATACATCCATTTCACAAATTGAAATAAGTGATGTAAAAATCAAAAAAGAAACTAATATGGATATTGAACAAATTCTTGCTGAATTAAAAGGTCTTCTTGTAGAGAAGAAATTCTCTGAAGAAGCTGTAGCAAACATGACTCAAACGTTTGCTGAAGCTATTAAGAAGAAAGATGAAGAATATCGTGATTCTTTGACCAAAGCTGAAAAAGAAAAAGAAGAAGCTGCTAAGGAAAAAGAAGAAATGAAAACCACTGTTGAAAAAGTCAAAGCTGAACTGAAAGAAGCTGTTGACAAAATTCAGGAATTCGAAAACTTCAAAAAGCAAGAAGAAGCTGTTGCTCGTTTCAATGTTCGCATGGAATCCATCGATCAAGAATTCGACCTTGACGACGAAGATCGTAAGGTGCTTGCTTCCGATTTGAAAACTCTCAGTGAAGACGAAGAAGCTTTCGCTTCCTTTAAAGATAAAATCTCCGTTATGTGGAGACATAAGAATAAAGAAGCTAAGGCTGAATTTGAAAAGCAGGTGCAAGCTCGCATCGAAGAAGAAGTTGCTAAAAAGCTCTCCACTTCTAAAGCTTCCGAAGTAACCAAGACGACTGAAGAGTTGTCTCAAGAAGCTCTGGAAAAAGCTGAAGCCTCGAAAGAAACTATTCCTAATAACAATCAACAAGCTTCGACTCAAGAAACTATGCGCGACAAGTTCGCCAAAGCCTTTAGTCGTGAAAACATCCAAATCTCCTAACAATCTCAATTATTAAACATATATGGCACTTAGAACACTACCATTCAGACAATATAACGAAACTGATGTGATCAACATGTTCGCTATGGGTACTGGATTCATCAATGAATCTGTTACTGATAGCAACTTTGGTGACGCTGGCGTTTTCGTTACTGTGGAGTCGGGCGATCTCAACGCTGATACTATCACGTATGATACCGCTTATGCTTCCTACCTTGGCAAAACAAATTACCCACATGTCGGAGTCAATCAGTATCCCCGTGTGACCCTGAGCTTGAAGCCAGCTACCTCTGGTGACGCGCTGTTGGGCATGACTCTCCGTCAAACTGCAAAGCTTGACGAAAACGGCGAGAAACTGCTCTACTACCCTCAAAAAGCTGAAGAGCTTATGTGCATGCTTCCTGGTCAGGCTGTGCCTGTTGCCACTCGCGGAGTGTTCACTCTGGCTGCTACTGCTTTCGCAGGTTCGGTTCCTGCTGTTGGTTCTGGCATTAAGCTTCCCAGCGGTGTGAGCGGCAAAATCACTGGTTGCACAAACACGGATACCCAGAAAGTCGGCACGGTTATCGCCACTGGCTCTCGTACGGCTAGCGTGTCTACCGCAAACTTGTCGGACCCTCTTACGGGTAGTTATGCAATCGTCGGTCTTGGACTCTAATCTTTACTAGAAAATAATAAACATGAAAATTACTCTCAAAAGAACTCCTGAACAAATCGAGCTTGTAAAAGCTATGGCTTCCAAAAATCGCGCTGTCGCGATGGATGCCCAAGTTGCACTTGCCGAATTCATTGGTCCAGTTTTGGCTGAAGTGATCAACAACGCTCCTACTCTGAGCAACTTGTTCACCTCTCTTCAATTCAATGCCGATGACAATCCGAGCATCCCTCTTGACCTCTACTATGATGTCAATGCAGAAGATTATATCACTGTCTACAGCCAAAGTGCTGCTGGTGGTCTTCCTCAGAACCAAGTCCTTCCGACTGTTTCTGAAATGAAAATTGCTACCTACACTCTGGATTCGGCACTGAGCTTCGACAAGCGTTATGCTGCTAAGAGCCGCATGGATGTGATCAGCAAAACCTTCACCAGACTTGCTCAAGAAATCTTGTTTAAACAAGAGAAGACTTCGGCAAACCTGCTGCTTGGCGCTCTCGCAAACGCTCAAACCAATGGTAAGAAGCACGTTCAACGCGCTACCACCAACGGTCGCTTCTTGCTTGCTGACCTTAACGAGCTGTTTACCCTTGCTAAAAGAATCAATACTTCTTGGCTTGGTGGTACTCCTGACTCTCGCCAAGGTCGTGGTCTGACCGATATTATCGTGTCGCCAGAAGTTGTTCAAGAGCTTCGCGCAATGGCTTACAACCCCATTAACACCAAAGGCAGCTTGACTGACATTGCTGCTCCTGATGAAATGAGAACCGCTATCTATAACTCCGCTGGTATCCCAGAGTTTTATGGTGTGTCGATCATGGAAATCAACGAGCTTGGTAAAGGTCAACGCTTCAACACTATCTTTGATACTGTTGCTGGTACGACCGCCTTCACCAACGCTGCTGGTGGTAACTCCGCTCAATTCAACGGTGCTAACGAAGAGATCATCATTGGTCTTGATCGTGGTCGCGAATCTCTGGTTCGTGCAGTTGCAGTTGATTCCGAAAATGGTTCCGAGTTCTCTCTGACCGCCGACGATCAATACAGTGTCCGTCAGAAGAAAATCGGCTACTTCGGCTCGATGGAAGAAGGTCGCATGGTGCTTGACACCCGCGCCTTGGTTGGTAAGATTGTTTCTGGTCTTGCCTAATTAACTTAACGCTGGAGGGGAAACCCTCCAGCTATTTCAGCAGACCCCTCACGCCTCTCAACGATGCGCACCAGAGGGGTTTTTTTTATTTAAATTAAACGTTTCGGTCTTATTATAATATATGCCTAGAAAAAAGAAAATAATGGAAACAACCAATGGGATGGTTCAAGAACCAGAAAATGTATCACAAGCAAGCGGCAAGAAAACGCTGCTAGATGAAATCAAAGAAATGAAGGCGAACAATTTAGTAGGAACTCCCGAATTTACCACTAAAATGCGCGAACTAGAAGTATTGCTTGGAGTATCTGAGATCAGTCCATTCGGCACAAATGAAATGGAAATCTTCGAGCAGAACCTAGCGGAGATGACTTTGAGCGATATGCAAAAATTGGCGCATAAAATCGGGGTAAATCCATACCTCGAAAAACCAACCCTTAAGAAAAGCTTAATTAGAGAATTTTCTGCTTATACTAAAAACAGTCGCCGCAATATCATGCCGTCACCTGTTCAGTCATTTGTCCCCGACTTGAATAATCCTAAGCATCAACAATTAATGAAAATCCTTGGGGACATTTAAGTGTAATACAATACATGAGCGCAATTAGCGGTTTAGCTACAAAAATATTTCAGACGGAATTCGAAAGTGATACGGGAGCCGTGCCACGTTCTTATATTCAGGCGTGGCTTGAATCTAATCTTGGATTACTTAATACTAGAATCAATACATCTTACAGCGGCGTAAGCGCCGAGCTTGATCTGGAGTCGTCAGCCATATACAAAGAAATGTATATGTCTCACTACTACAGAAAACAATCGCGTAATGCCCTTAGAGGATTAGTTGGTAACTCAGATGGCGCAGATGTTTTGTCTATTAGAGATGGCAATAGTTCTGTTTCGTTTGTTAATAAAAACGAAGTGTCAAAAGTCTACAAGTCTCTTGCAGATGATTGCGATTCTAAAGTAGAAAAGTTAGCTCACCAATACAACATGTATCAATCTGAGCCTTTACAGCTAGGAGGTATAGAAACAAGTTATGCCCCTATTATAAATGATGACTATAATTTAATTTAATAAAAAACCCCGCTTTCGCGGGGTTTTCCTTTAGGATATACCACTGAAGTTAACGTAGAGTTTCCTTAGTGGGGAAATAACGCTATTTATATCTGACGTTATTTGAATAGTGTTATTGTTGATTACACTATATGAGATCATTGGTTCGTCTGCATATACTGTAGCGTCTACATAACTAGCATAAGTATCTGGAATAATGACTCCAGTAAATGGTGATGGAGGCGTTATTGAACCAGTTGTATCAGTAAAAATTTCGCCAGTTAAATTATTTTCTTCCCACCAAAAAGATAATGCTACAGCTTCTGGAATGAGATCATTGTATGAAAATAAAAACGATTTAGGTACGCCATTGGAGTCTGCTCCAGTAACGCGCAATCCTGATGATCCTACAAAATAAGAAAAAATAACTGGATCGTTACTATACGGAGAAAATATTTTCTTTTGCCAACTATATTCATTTTTATTAAATAAAAAACCAGATATGGGTGACATTGGTTGTGAAAAATTTCTATAATGTACTATAGCGTCATTACTCATCATATCAATATAGCTACCACTTGAATTAAAATCAGAAGAAGCTATTGATATCCAATTTAAGTTTAAAATATCTGCTGTTCCAGTTGGAGCAGAGCCAGTTGCCATAAAAATAACTCCTGGGGGATCTCCATTATCATCACCAAGAAGCCAAAAACCCCCATTTGTATAAGAAGCCATAAATCCATTAGCTCCAGTTTCGCTATAATTTCCATCTCCGTTAGAATCCAACATTACATAATCATTATAACCATCAATATCAATGAATACTCTATTAAATGGAAGATTCAATCCACTGCCACTAACGATTTTTAAATTCGCTGGAAGATTATCAAATGTAATGATACCATTAGGTCTTTCTACACCAGCTAAA